GTAATCGGTACCTAAAGTTCCTTATATCTGCTGGCTCAACAATAGAGCCAGCAGTTATAGGTCCTCGTGGTCCCCTAAAGGAGCGCCTAACTACAAACATTACTCTACGATGTTCTTAAAGAACACGCCGAGGTCATCGCTAACTTTCTTAGCATCAAAAGCGATTTCGCCCTCGATACGTTCTACACCTATGCCGAGCAGATCCATAGGAATTCTAACGATACGGTTACCGTAAGCTCCAGCACCCTCTAAACCAACCCAAGAAAAGATATAGCCAGCTGAAGGCGTTCTCAGGCTAGGGTTAGGGTTACTGTAACAAAGCAACGCATTCTTGCCCATGATAAAATCAATATTATCAGCAGTACCTTTAGCACTGTTATTAACTACTGCCCAAGCTACATACACATTTTCAACTTCGAACAGCGACGCGAGCAAGGACGTTGTAACAACACCAGTTTCGGTATACTTAACTCTGTCAAGAACGTCGAAATGGTTCTTTAAAGCATTGAATACGTAGGGAGACAGAACCAAAGTGTTAGGTCTGTAACCTGTACGAGCTGCCATCTTAATTGATTCATTAGTTATATCCTGTATGGGATTAGATGTGTCCTTGTTCCAATATACTACAGTACCGGAGCCTGCACTTCCAGCAGTTGAAGAACCAGTAATCTCATTAGACCATACACCAGCTTTGAAAAACTTTGAAGCCCACTCCATTTCCCTACGGATAAGCATCTTTTGGGTCACGAAAATCTCTGCGTCCTTATCTGCATCAAGTGGTTCATCATAATTCACGCGCTCCTCTGGAGAAACATCCTTATGGAAAGCGTATTTCTTGCAGTAGTAAGTATCTGAAGCAAGATCGTAATCACTGCCAACAGATTCCGAAATAGTTCCTCTAACTTTGGCTTCATCTCTCAAGAAGTCCCCAGTGTTATAAATGTAGTAGAGATCAGCCTGACGCTTAACAGGTATGATAGGAAAAACTTTGTCAGCGATATAGTTGCTAGCGTCCTGCATATATGCAACTGACATATTTGTTAACGCTCTATCAATGTGAGCATCTTGCATTTTAGGCATTTATCAACACTCCCTTCTTATTAAACTACAGGTGTCAAAGTAACAGTAACTTGTACTGTGAACACCGGAAGATCTACTGCTTCATCATTTGTGACAGTCAGCAGTAATACTGATCCTGCTTCAAGTTCATCCGCTGCAGGAAGTAACGTGATAGCCTCAGCCACACCAGCTGCCGGAAAAGCATTATCTGCATCAAAAGTAACTTCCGCAATTTTAGTAGAACCAGCTTCAAGAAGAACTACTGAAGTCTTTTCATCCGCAATACCAGCGGCGGCACCAGTAGAAATTATTTGGGCATCGATAACAGTTGCAGTGTAACCAGCAGGAACTACACCGATAATAGCGTCAGTAATGTCAGCACCAGCAGCTAAATTAGTTGCAGTGTAAACAAAAGTTTGAACGAGCGGAGCATCAGCGCCATCAGCGCCATCAGCACCATTAGTTACAGAAGTATTAAGCATTTTAACTGCAACAACGTTGTCTGCGCCAGCAGCACCAGTTAACGCAATACCAATACCAATACCACTAGTATTAGTAACAGCTTTACCGTCAGTACCAACCTCAATACCAGCCCCCGGAGTAATAGCTCCACCAGCGTCAACCATAACTATTCCATCAGCAATTTCTAGAACCTCACCATCCGCAGCTTGATTCATAGACACACCAATGGCCGGACCAGCAGCAGGGGCAATAATGCCTTCGCCTGAGGCATTTACACTAACAAAGCGCCTACGGGGTATATTTGCACCAGCCGGCAAACTAAACCTTAAGTTCGGAATTTCATACGCATTATTCATTAGTTAGCACCTCCTTGCAAATACTCTTTGTACAGATCGGGATTTTCTTCTACTGTCTGAGAAATGGCCTTAGCCTTTGAAATACCTTTTGCTTTGGCAATCTCAGCTGCCTTAGCTTCAATTTTTGCCCAAGCTTCTTCACTGCTTGAGGATGCTTGTCCTGGAGATCTCTTACCTACTTCGCCTAACACAGTACTTTCAATAGCACTATTGATAGTTGTAAGTACTTCGAGCAATTCCGGAGAAGCTCCCTTAAGGATTCCTACAAGCTTGTTTTGCTCAATAGGAATAGCCTTCAGTTCTGCTGCTTTAGCAATTGCTGTAGCCTGTGCCTCAGCCTCTTTGGCTTTACGGATTGCTTCTTCAGCAGCTTCTTTTTGGGCTTTCATTTTAGCGTATAATGCACGAGCTTCTTCAGGCATAGCCTTGATAATGTCCTCTTCGTTAGAGGCTGCATCATTGGCCTTTAGTGCCTCAAGTTCTGCTTTAGCTTTTGCTAATTCTTCATTTGCTGTTTTAAGGTCTCCCATCACTTTTTCCAAAGCTTCTTTTGCACTATCTCGCTCAATTGTTAATGCAGCAACAGATTCCTTTGCCTTAGTGACCTCACTAGACAAATTGTCTATTTCTGATTGAACAACAGCAGCGTGCTCAGGGATCATCTTAGCGATAATGTCTTTTAGTTCCATCTTGTCACTTCGCTCCTTTCTTTTATAAAGTTCTATGAAAGCTGCCGAATTGGCTCCTTCATCAACTAAGTCGACCCGATTAACAATCAAGTCATCAAGTAAATATGACATCCATTATTCACCTCCTATTTATATTATACGCTATTTGGCTACATTGTATATCACTAAAGCTTAATTCGTTTAGCAGTACCCTGTATAGAGAACATCTTAAGTGCTTTACTCTTAACTAGTTTGAACACCTCCGGGTCTAAAACTTTTACAGTTATAAACCACCCTTCAGGTATCGTACCTTCTGGTATGCCTATAGCAGCTTGCTTAGCTTTAGTAAACACTATAGACTCTACAACGACACCTTTGCATCCACCTTCATGCATTACGCCGCTTCCGCGATAATCCATCATAAAATTAATAGCAGCTTTCTCAAGTGTCTCTGGTCTTATAATGTCACCTTGCCAATCTAACGGTATAGAGCCGTCAGCATTTACGGCTACATTAGCCCAGCCGCTAACTAGACCTTCATCAGTTGATTTGGTAATCTTAAAATTAACAGACACATCAATATTGTCTTCTTTATAAATACTAGACATCTACTCAGCCTCCTTTACAAATTTTTGTATGTTGCGTAATCTTGTATCATTATAGAATTCTTGAACTGTGCCTAAACATTACATCTCACCATCCCCGGTGTATCGCATATCATTTTGTTCAAATGGTCTATCATTTGGGTTAACGTCTTCAATGGTAGTTTTTGTTTTTTCTGCTACAGTTGCTTGACATTCGTATATCCTCTTAAATTCCTCCTCTGATAACTCTGGCATACCAAGTAAGTGTCTAAAATAACTTTGCAATTTATGGTCACCAGCAATATTAAGACCCATAGCACGCATTAGTAACGCAACTTCTTTTAGCGAAGGCGTTTGTATTTGGCCAGGAACTATCTTTGGAAGTTTTGTAATATTGAAGTTATTAAATCTAAACAACTGCGGCACAGCCTTAGAGTTAAATACATCTGCTATATTAGTTACTTGTGCTTGCAAGGATGCAGCCAGCATAGACTGCTTTGTATCAGCAAGAGCAAAAGAACCGCTCTTACTACCAAGAAGTATAATATCAGAGAGCATTGTTATAGCAATCCTATTATCATACCTATCAATAGTACTACCAATATCTATCTGTCTACTAGATCCAGACGTAAGTAGTTCTAATTTCCAACCGTAAGGAAGGAGTATACCTTCTTCGCTATCTCTACGGATAGACGAAACAAGATCCTCAGCTCTGGTTCTAAGCGCGGCCATTTGTGGGTCATCATCATTCCATAAGTCTAAGTTCTCTGGTGCTGTAAGCACAGGAAAACCGGCTAAGTCACGCTCGATTCCTATACCTTCAATTTCTTCAAAATGTTTCTTAAAGAACCAAGGTCTATATGCATTACGTAATAGCGACTTACCTTCAGGGTTGTCTCTACTGACCCGCGTACGAAATAGCAAGCCTTTAGACATAGGAATTATTACACGCTTATAGTCTGGTTCGGCAACTTGCACAAAAGCGACTAACTCGTTATCTTCATTGAAAATCCACTCAGCCATAGATGTCTGTGATCTGATAGGCATTGCCCGCCAGCCGATACGCCCGTCACTATATTGACTACGATATTTAGGATTGCGCTCATCAGGACCACGTCTGACCTTATAAATAATCTCATGAAAGCTGAAGCCATAAGTGAACATGGATAGTATTTCTGATATTACATTAGCCCAAGACATCTCCATATCATCCATGCAGCTCTTAAGAAACGTTGCTGCCTCAATATCCTCTGGTGTATCGCCAGCAGGAGACACGTCCCAAGTAGTCCCCCTAATAAGCATCTCAGCTAGGTACAGTATAGCTCCTATAACAGGGTCGTTATCAGCCATTTCTTGGTATATCTTACCAGCTCTAGGCCAGCGTAGCTCTGGCAAAAATTCTTCATAGATATATGGGCCATGGCGCCTTAGCCCAGTCGAGCCTAACTGTTTAAAGTTTACTAGTTTGGCCATTTATTTATTACCTCCTTAATCTAGTCCAATAAGACCCACCACTCTTCTTTATACCTGTCGGGGCCCTCATAAGACTTGATCCTCTAAAATAATTGAATGCACCTGACAATCCATCAATTGTATCATCCTTTAAACCATATGGAAATACATCAGCCTCATCAAAGAATGGTAGAATGTTTCTGCACCTGTTAGATACAAGTATTCTTCCTGCTTGAGCGGCGGCGGATGCAGTCCTGGCACGCTCAACCTTTGAACCAGTAGATACTACACCAGCGAAGTCATAACCAGCTAGTACATTTCTTGCATAGTGGTCAATAGTTATAACCCCTGAAGACCCAGGCTCCTGCTCCATCCTAATGGCGACAGAATACCCATCCTGTTCGGCAGTCATCTTAATAGTCTCTTCAACACCTTGTGGTGTCTTCTGTACTCTAACGATGTCCTCAATCCAGTACATACCCTGGTAATGTGATAACTTAAAACCAACAGTCCAGT